TCTGGTAACTGTAAGATTAGAATAGAACCAGGTCTATTCGAAAACATCACTTCCTCACACTCGCTAAATACTTTTAGTGATGACATACCATTACATGCCATATTCGCTAAAAGTGAAATACAGTTTGATGTGAATAGTGCTTTATTGTATGGATTTAAGATTAACTTCATAGAACAATGGACAAACTAAGATGCCAAGAGGATTTAATTCAACAGCAAAAACTGAAAGTGTAAAGAGTTTCAACTCAATAGCAACTCTTGTAGAAGTCATAGTAGACACAGGTAACCCAACATACTTGACAGACTTTGCAAGAGACATTTCACATGATTCTAAAACATTCTTGTCAGCACAAGGATTGTTAAGTGTCAGTTCAGTTACAGAAAACAATACAAATGGTATTGAGAAAGTTTCAATGTCACTAACAGGTGTTGATGACACATTCGTTAGTCTATTCTTAGACTTTGATTACATTGACAGACCAGTTAAAATACATAAAGTATTCTTAGACCAAGATGGCGGAGTGTTAGGTAATTCTCTGTTAATATTTGATGGTAGAATAGACAAGCCAGTTATTAAACATGACTTTGATGGTAGAACTGCTTCAGTAGGTATTCAAGCAAGTTCACATTGGGTTAACTTCGAAAGAAAGAATGGTCGTACAACAAACGATGCACATCAGCAAACATACTTTGCTGGTGATGATTGTTTTGAAGAAGCAATCAACTATGAAAAAGAGATTGCATGGGGACAAGCAGACTAATGAATTTAACTTATGAGAGATTGAATGTAAGACACACTAAAGAAGTAATTGCGTTATGTAATACATGGTGGTATGATTCTGCGTTCTTTGAGAATACAGAAATGCCATTCATCTCTAAAGAAGTTTATTGGTGGAATATGTTTCAAGCAGGAATAATGATGGGTATTGTAGGACGCAATGATGAAGGTGAAATGAAATCTTGTTATGTTGCAACTCGTAACTCGTACATGTTCAACAACAACTACCAAATGGCTAACGAAGTTGTTTGGTGCATAGACCAAGAATACAGAAGTGGTAGAAATCTAATTCAATTATTAAATGAAATAGATGCGTGTGTTAAGTTAAACGAATGTAACATTTACAATCTTAATCTACCATTATTAGAAAACAATGACAGGCTAATCTCAAAGTTAGAAGACAGAGGTTTCTTTAAGCAAGACATTTCAATGTTAAAAACTGTCAAACGGGAGAACGTTGATGGCTAAAGTAGTAGCAATCGTAACAGCAGTAGCAGGCGTTATTGCCGCTGTAGGTGTTTCAACAGCAGTAGCAACAGTGATTGCAACTGTGGCTGTTGGTGCAGTCATTGCCGCAGGTTCGGTAGCGATTGCAAATAAACTTACAAAAGCAATTACACCAGACTTTGGTAGTGCGGCAGAGTTCGAAGTACAAGGTGCTCAAGGTATTATGGTTAACAAGACAGGGTCTTCGCAATCAATACCAGTCATCTATGGTGAAACAAGAACAGGTGGTATTAGAGTATTTGCTCATACAGAAGGAACAGTAGGTGACGTTGAAAACGCATACTTACATTTAGTATTTGCGATTGGCGAAGGCGAAATGAACAAGTGTTCAGCAATCTACTTTGATGGAGAACTTGCTGGAACTTGTAGTAGTGCAGGCTCAACTGACCCAGGTAGTTGGTCAATACAATCACCATACAGTGGCAAAGTTAACATGTACTTTAGACCGGGAACTGATTCACAAACAGCAATCAGTGGACTAGCAGGTAAAGGTTCATGGTCAGACCCAAGATTTAGAGGCATTGCTTATGCTTACTTGAGATTAGAATATGACAGTGATGTATGGAAGAATGGTCTACCACAGATTACATTCGAAGTTGAAGGTAAGAAAGTACCAAGTACAAGTGATGGAACAAGTCTTTCATATTCAGACAATCCAGCAAGATGTGTACTAGATTACTTAGTGAATGACCGCTATGGTAAGGGTATTGACCCAAGTGACATTGACTTAACATCATTCGCAAGTGCTGAATCATATTGTAACACAAAGGGATTTGAAACAAGAGGTAATGTTTCAACAAGTGGTACAGTGTATGCAAACTTAATTGACATACTTACAAGTTGCCGCGGTTACATCGCATTTGGTAACAAATACAGATTACTCATTGACCAAACTGAGAATACAACATCATTAGCAATCACAGATGACAATACAATAGGTAATGTTGAATACATATTAGGCGACAAAAAGTCTATTTTCAATAAAATGACTGCTAAGTTCTTAAATGAATCTACTGGTTACAAAGATGACATTAAAGTTATTACAAGTTCTACACTTGTTTCACAAGACAACGGTATGCCATTAGAAGCAAATATTCCACTACCATTCACAAAGACAGCAAGTGTGGTAGAACAAATATTAATAGAAGAAATCAATCAAAGTAGACAGTCACATATGATTCAACTTAAATGTACAGTTGAAGCAATTGACTTACAAGTAGGTGACAAAGTAACAGTTACAAACTCTACATTTGGTATTACAAACAAAGAATTTAGAGTTATGTCAACAGTCGTAGAACCAAGCAGTGAAGTAACACTGTCATTAAGAGAATACGATTCTGCTGTTTATGGCTCATCAATAATAACAAACGCACGTAATGATGACAATGACTAACAAACGCTCTGTAGGGTCAAATATGGAGCACACAGGACAACATAAGGAGACATCATGCCATTAAAGGTTAGAACACCAAATACAAATATTAGTACTGGTAGTATTAAAACAGATTTCATTAAAGATGCAAATGTTACTACAGCAAAGATTGCCGATGATGCAGTTACACTTGCAAAGATTTCAACAACCGGTGCAACAAACGGTAAAGTATTAACTTACAATTCAACAACAGACGCAGTAGAGTGGGCAGACACCCCAGTTAACGCTGGTGATGTAGAAGTCAATCCAGACAGTTACGATCCATCACTTTGGACAGAGTTTAATGCAGACATATGGGGATCTGCACCACTAAGAGTTTCTAAAGCAGGTGGTACACCTTTTGCTATTGCAAGAAGCAGAACAGACAACAACTTTGCGTTTATGGAAGCATCAATCTTAGACAGAGATTATGACTTCTCAGGTGGTGTAAGTGGTCCGGATCTTATGGCTAATCAAAATACGTTCATAGGAACACCAGGTGGTGGTGGCAGAAGAACATCAGCACAATGGACAAGATTACGAGACATTACTGTTGCGGGAACAGACGGAACAGATTGTGAATATGACGCATACCAAACACATTATGAAATTGTAGCATACGACAAAGCAAGTGGTAATACTGAAGTTTCAAATTCTGTCATAGATGCAAGTTCTGACCGAACACAAATAATGAATAGTTTAGAAGTAGTTGCAAGACAACCCAATAGTGGTAATGAAGATTTAAGTGCTTTAAGATTGCGTTATGTAGGAACAGAACAAGGTTCTCCAGATGCGTATGTGTCTCTTTACTACCAATCTATTGACACGGCATTAGACATGATTCGCTTTAGAGAAATTTCTGGTGCACCAGTTACAGAGTTTAAGACATCAGTTGCGTTTGAACAACCAATAACAGGTAACACACGTATTGGTGACATAACTATTAGTAGTAACACAATTACAGTTGATGGTGATGAAGTAGAGTTTGATGCTGATTTCAATATTACAGGCACTGCTTATTTTGGTAGTGGTAATGGAACACAAGTACAATCTGATGGTACGATTACAACATTTGGGAGTGCAAGTAAAGTCCCATTTGGAGACACAATACAATTAGATTCTAAAGCATCAGACCCAACAGGCGTTACAGGTGCAATGTATTTCAATAGTTCAACAAACACTTTCAGAGGTTACAATGGATCTGCTTGGTTAGACTTAGATTCACAAGGTTCATCATTAGAAGAAGAAACGTTTGCAGGTCAAATCAATATTGTAGAAGATGGTGCAACTTCTACAGATTTAAGTAAAGTAATAATAAAGTACAGTGGTACATCAGCAGATGATGCCAAAGCAGAGATTAATCTTTACAATAAAAACGACAATGCAACAAGCACAGGTATTACACTGTACGCTCCTGGTGCCAACACTGCACATGTTGTTACAAGCAATCATTTTGTTGTTGGTGACACCGTTACTAATGGTGCATCTACAAAATCATTAATAATTTCTAATAGTTTGCCAACTGGCGGTGATTACAGCGGTAAAGAAACAACTAGTATTATGAAAGCATCCTTGTCATCAACTGGTGGTACATCCGCAACTGGTGGTATGGGCATTATGGAATCAGCAATTGAATTCAATACACCAACACAATGGAAAACTGATGGTTCATTAACATTCACAGACTACCACGTTGATGGTATGACAATGATGCATCCTACAAATGGCAGACCAATCTATTACAACAGTGGTTGGAAATATTTCAGTGACAATTCAACAGCAACATAAGGAGTAATCATGGCAACTAATGATGAAAAGAAAAAGAAACTAAAAAAGTACGGTCTTTCTGCAATAGACAAACCAAAGAGAACTCCTAATCACCCAACTAAGTCACACGTAGTTGCAACTGTGATTGACAACAAAGTTAAGATTATTCGATTTGGCGCACAAGGGGCTGACACAAAGCCACCAAGAAAGAACGAAACAAGGGCAGATGCACAGAAACGTGCGTCTTTTAAGAAACGACATGCCAAGAACATCGCTAAAGGGAAAAGTAGTGGCGCATATTGGAGCAATAAAATTAAATGGTAAGGACAAATGAGTTACGTAGTAAACTTTTACAGTACAAAACAAGCATACACAGTAATGAAACTAGATTGTATGTTACAAAATATGGAAGCAATAGGATTTTGCGACCTTGAACAACTACATGAGTTTGTAGTTTTATTCAAATCACTAAATGAAAAACATCAACAACGCTATGCAATCTTATTAGACCTTGCATGTGACTTCTGGGATGAAGGTGAACAACCATGCGAATAAATGAATGGTTATTGTATGACAAGTCAAGTACATATGCTGACAGGTCAATGAAACAAAACATAAGAACATACTTTCCAAAAAGAGATTGCGAAGCAATGGTGTTAGTTGATTGGAAAACTCTTAGAAGAATTTCACAAGAAGAATATGTCAGTTATTACTCAATCAAACCTACATGTAGAATAATAGCAGATGACAATACTGGTGGTTTGTTCGCAGTAGGTTTTGTAGAAGGCAAGTATTTGCCTCGAGCATTAAGAAAGTACAAAAAGATTGTAGCATTCAATACTAAAGATGAAAAAGTACTTGACAAAGTAACTCATTTAGTGTAATATTAACTTATTAATTAAACTTACTTTAACAGAGTGTTACCGTTTAGTTGATGTAGAGAAATATTTTTCCCCTAGTGGCGCTTTGCGAATGCAGAGTCTTTACGAGTGTAAAGTTTTTCTAAATTTATTTCTTGACCTAGTTGAGTATGTCAATCGGTTGGCGCTTAGAGACATACATCAACTAACTTAAAGAGAACTATTACACCCCAATGTAGTAGTTCTCTTTTTTTTGTTCAAAAACTTGACAAATACACGAATCGTGTTACAATGTTTACATAAATGAGAAAAATAGGAGCAATACAATGACTGACACAATTAAACGTTTAGAAGAAAACATCGCAATCTTAGATTACGACATTAAAGAATTAACAGACTTGATTACACGTTATGCAAAGTGTAAATCACCCAATCTTGTACAAGTCGCATACAACTTACGTGATTCACGTGATGTATTAGGTCGCAAACGCAGTGACTTGAGCCGTCGTTTACATAGTTTAGTAGTACAAGACGATTTCTTGCAAGATTACAGAGAAATTGCATAAAAAAGGTTGACACACTGTACATAGTGTGTTATTATGAGTACATACTTTGAAATTATTGACGTGGTTAAAAAGTATGCTAAGTTGAAGATGTTTTTTGAAGTATTTTCATCTTCAATACTCCTAGGAAATGGTTAAACATTTTCGTTGTTAAATGTGGAAAAGAGTGAGAGATTTAGGTCTTTCACTCTTTTTTTTGTCTAAAAAGTAGAGGTTTTGCTTGACTTTAGACTGTTATTATGTTATTATGCTAAATAACATTAAGAAACATTTGTACAGGACAAAAAAGATGAAATACGAACTCAAGTTGGGCGACAACGCCGAAACTCTAAAACAATACCCAGACAATTATTTTGATTCAATAGTCACAGACCCACCATATGGGATTGCATTCTTAGGTAAAGATTGGGACAATAATACAGGTGCGATGGAGACATGGGAAGAATGTTACAGAGTATTAAAGCCAGGTGGTCATTTACTTGCCTTTTCAGCGGCAAGAACTTACCATCATTTAGCAACTAACATAGAGATGGCAGGCTTTGAGATTAGAGACCAGTTGATGTGGTTGTATGCTTCAGGCTTCCCAAAAGCACAAGACATTGGTAAAGCAATAGACAAGCGTGAAGGAAAGAAAGACCCCAACTATGGTTCTAATAAACATTCAGGTATTGTTACCGAGGGTGAAGGTAGAAAAGATTACAGATGTTCAGTTTGCAACAAGACTATTGGAAGTTGGGTAAAAGATTGTAAAGAAGAAGATTGCGGACAAAAATACAACTACCAAACAGATTTAGCACAACAATGGAGTGGATGGAAGACAGCACTAAAACCCGCACACGAACCAATCGTTATGGCAAGAAAGCCGTTTAGTGGATCAACAATAGACAATGTACTCACACACGGTACAGGTGCTCTCAACATAGATGCGAGTAGAATAGCATATGCTGATGAGAACAAACCAAAAGCAGGTAACAGGACATCTTCTTTTCATCAAGCAACTGGTGAGGGTGAAACATCATCGGGTGGTGATGGTAGTGGTGGATGGAACGCTGATGCTGTAGGTCGTTTCCCTTCTAATGTATTAGGTGAAGTTGAAGGCTACCAGAAGTTCTTTTATTGTCCTAAAGTCAGCAGAGCAGAACGACATGTAGGGTTTGAGAAAATGCCAGAACCATTATTTGGTGATGTAAAAGGTTGTTATGATGATGGTAAAAGATTTGCGGCAAAGCACCAAGAATACCAACAAACAGGAACATTAAAGCGTATGAAAGATGCGTATGCTAAGGCAAATCAAAGACCAAGAGGCGAAGCGTTTGGTGATGGTAATGTATTAAAAGATGCTACTGAAACATCAGGAAACAATCACCCTACAGTAAAGCCTGTAGAACTAATGAAGTACTTGGTTCGTTTAGTGACGCCTAAGGGTGGTAAAGTATTAGACCCTTTTAATGGTTCAGGTTCAACAGGTATGGCTTGTGTAGAACTTGGTTATGAGTACACTGGATGCGAACTTGACCCCGAGTACATAGAGATTGCTAATAAACGCATAAAAGCATGGGAAAACAAGCATAAAGGTTTCGTAGATTTATTTGAAGAAGACTAAAAAGTAGACGTTTTGCTTGACTTGATGCTCTTTTTGTGCTATTATGCTAAATAATATTAAGAAAGAAGTAATACAAATTAAACGCATAAGGACTGAATTATGTCATACAACCCAAACTTCGCAGATGCGAGAATAATTCGTAGATGTAAGAAAGCAATTGGCTTTACTAAAGCACTTGTTTCACCTACAAAACCTACTGCTATGTCTTCTCGTTTCATAGACAAGCATTATGGTATTTCTTCAAATAAACTCAGCAAATACCTAAGAGATTTATTACTTGTTTGTGTTGATGATTCATTCAATATGGATTCAGGTCAATGTAAGAAGTACATCTATTCAGAGACTGGTATGAATTTTTTAGTGGGTTCTTTAGGTAAGAATATTAAAGAATCATCATACTCTACTTCTCTCCCTAGTGTATTACATCTCAAAGAACAAGCACTTGAATGGGCAAATGAAACATATGAGGAACAACTAAAGTCATTAGATTTTGAGTATGAAGAAAAAACACATAGATTATTCAACCCAATACAGAACATTCGTTCAGAAACAAGAACAGAACTATTAGCAAGTCATGGGTTAGAACATCAATATGACATTGTATGCTGTGCGCCTACATTACTGTACCAATACAGTTTCATGGTTCCAGAAGCAACAGGCGAAGTATTAGAAACACTTGAGAATTACTTAAAGAATAGAAACGCAGTTCGTTATGGCTTAGCAAAAGAGGCAGAGATTACAGAGAAACAAGCAAAACAAATCATCAATGCCTTATTCGCAGGTGCACATCTTAGTACATATGAACAAAGTGCGTTATTCAAAGTCATTGACTATGATGTTGCAAAGATGCAGTTTCTACAACAACACCCATACTTAACTGCATTAAGAATGGACATTAAGTCTATGTGGGATGTAATTAAGCCTACATACCCAGAACAATACTTTATTACTAAAACAGGTAAAAGACGTAAACGTCCATTTAACGCAAGAGCAAAGTGGAATATTTACTTTCAGTTAGAAAGAAGTATTATTGAAGAAGTCAAAACATACATGAAACAAATAGATTCTAAGTTCTTCTTAGAACATGATGGCTTTACAAGTCAAAAAGAAATAGATTCAGAAGATTTAAGTTATTGGGTTAAAGCAGGAACTGATTTTGAACTCGTATTTGAAAAGAAGTAATACACTAGGGAGTAATATGGTAGATGATGATTCTTTGATTTTAATCCATTAAACCACAAAAAAAAGAGACATAAACCCACTAAAAAAAGGAATAACCACATGAGACACGAAACAGACAGAGATGAACTAAAAATACATTACTTCAATGACGTAATTAAAATACATTTAGAAAGCAAGTATGGCTGGAATGAAGACCTAAGTCATTACTTAAATCTATTTGATGAAAAATACAGAGTAATGCAGAACTATTCATCTGTTAATGGAAGTAATGAAATATTAACAGATGTGCAATGGGTAATACCCAGTGACAAATACTTCTTAGTAGCAGAAGTTTTGTTTACAAAGAACTTGGGTCTACAAATTCACATAGAACAAGAATAAATGCTTAATAACTATTGACATTGATTAATAAATATGTTATTATTAAAGAACATAATACAAAATAGGAGGATTATTATGACAGACGAACAACAGCAACAGCAAAAGAAATACGAAAAAATGAGCAAAGCAGAATTGATTTCAGAACTAAAAGAGTTACAAAGAGACTTTGATTTCGTAGACTACGACTCGTGGTACACTGAAGGTTATTGGTTAAACTTTGTAATCGATTTGATTGTTGATGAAAAGATTGATTCACGCTATTGGGCAAAGCGTATGCCACAAGTCAATCCATACCCTGCACTCATTGAGAAGTTTATGGAAAGACTTGAAAACAAATACTTAAACTTAACAGATGCAGAATTAAAAAAAGCAAACAAGCAAAAAGAAGAAGACGAAGATCCTAAACTTGTTAGTGATTCATTGAAGGAATTGTTAAGACGCAGAAAAGAGGAGAAGCACTAATGAAAATAACAATCTCAGAAATCTCTAATACACTAGAACACTACAAAGCATTCTTAATGTTTAAGTTTAACGATGATGATTTGTTACACGATTACTGTGCTATTCTCAAAGACCAAAACTCAGTAGGTAACTACGAAAGTTTTATGAGAAAAGAAAAGCGTTACAGTGACTACAAATGGTGGACTGCTAGTTGCATCAACTACATCGATTTAACTATTGGTCGTGTTAAGAGTGGAGACTTCAAACCAAGTCATTTGACAAAGTTAGATGCTAACTCAACAGCAAAAAAGAAAACACAACAATGGAAGAATGACTTAGTTGATGGATGGGCAGAGTATTGTTCAGACAAAAAAGGAGTGAACGTAGGAACATTCAAACTAATACACACAGGTCAATACGACATTGATTGGTGGAATTAAGTCAAAAACGAGTATTATGAAACAGTATTTTCAAACTATGCTAAATAATAGTGCGGGACTTCAGTCATCCTGCACATTACAATGTATGAATTGCTATGCTTTGTAATACTCCTAAAATCGGTTAATGTTATTAACTGTGGGCCCTCTGCACTTTTCCTTGACATAGAGTGTAGAGGGTCTCTTAACAACTACAGGAGAAAAAAATGAAATATGGCAACACATACTTAGAAAGAATTTATGCGAGAACAGAACGAGTAGGGGACTGCTTAATCTGGCAAGGCGCAAAACACAAACAAGGTTACGGGTTAATTAGACATCAATTCAATGGCAAAGACAATATGCAAGGTGTTCACAGAGTAATGGCAATCGAATGCGGTGACTTTGACGACATTGATTTTACAGACAAGTATGGAGTTAGAGTTACACATACATGTGGTAATTTACTTTGTTGTAACCCAGAACATTTCGAAATAAAAACGCATCGTCAAGTGATGCACAACACATACAAAACAAAATCAGAGTTAATGGGAAGTTTTCACCCAGACAAAATTAAAGAAATTTTAGCAGAATACGAACAAAGAAAAGACGAAGTAGGCATTCAAACAAAGTTAGCAAACAAATACGGATGTGCATGTAATACAATGGGATTGATTGTAAAAGGCATCACGTACAAATGGATTGACAAAGAATAACTGTGTTGAGTAAAAAAAGGGAGACACGAAGTCTCCCTTTTAGTTTTGGTACCAGAACGTACCAACAGGACAAAATGTGCAATTAGTAAAGCACAACGGTATTTATTGAATAAATACATAATAACAGGAGAAAAAACACATGGACAACAAAGAAAAACTTTTAGACTTACAAATTAAAGCATTACATATGATTAATGGCTGGTTAGCCGTTTCTTATTTGGTAGGTCTCGCATGGGTAGCCGCAAAAATCTACTCAATGGTAATCTAATTTAGAGGGAGACAAAGTATGTCAGCAAAATATGATTTTACACTCTACCAAGGTGCAACGTTCAATCGCACATTAGTTATTAAAGACACAAACAATGATGTAGTCAATATTACAGGTTACACATTCGCAGGTCAAATAAGAACTTCAGCACACAGTGGTACAGTCGAAGGCACATTCACAGTAGGGGTAGCAAATCCAAGTTCAGGTACTGTTAGTTGGGAAATGGCTGCTACAGACACACAAAATGTTCCAGCACAGCAATGTGTTTATGACATAGAAATGACACAAGCAAACGGTGACATCGTAAGAATCTTAGAAGGATTTGTAGACGTTAAAGCAAACGTAACACGTTAAGGAGAAACAAATGGCAGGTGAAGTAACTTCGGTAACAGTTGTCGAAAACGTTCTCTTTAATTTAACGATTACAGAAGACGATGCAACTGTAACAACAGTACAAGTTCCAAGCGAAATAGCAACGATTGAAATCAATGCGTTTGACGTAAATGTAGACATGAATAACTTAGGTTCAGGCTTAGGTGTATTCAGAGCAAAGTCAATTGACACATTCTCTTTACGTAGTATTTCAGATGACAACAAAACAATTGAAGTCTCGTTGACAAACAATGACGATGAAATTACAATCAAAATACCAGATGCAGGACTAGAAGTTCCTGACAATTTTACATTAAATGCTGATTCAGATGACACTGCAAACGTTAAGTTTGTAGGTTCTACAGTAGACATCTCAAAAGCAAAACTAATTACAGAGTTAGATGCTAACTCACAGAATATTACAAGTGCAGGAACAATAACTGCAACTCAAGGCGACATAACAACAGTCAATGCTACCAATCTTAACTCTACTAACATAGATGTAGATGCAGGTACTATTGACACATTCACAGCGGTAAACTTAGATGCAACTGACATTGATGCTACACAAGGTGACATCACAACAGTTAATGCAACTGATGTTAATTCTACAAACTTAGATGTAGACACAGGTACTATTGACACACTTACTAGTACTAATGCAACAATCACAACAGGTGCCATAACAACTGTCAATGCGACAGATGTAAACACTACAAACGCAACAATTACAACAGTCAATGCGACAGATGTAAATGTGTCAGACGATTTAGTAGTTACAGATGATGCATCAGTAGGTGGTGATTTAGCAGTTACTCAAAATGTACAGATTGGTCAAACGATTTCTGTATTTGGCGATGCAACATTTAATGAAGACATCACACAAGTTCAAGGCAAATCAGCAACATTACCGACACTTACATCAACAACAGCGACTATTACTACTGGGACTATTACTACAGGTAATATTTCTACAGCAAACGTAGGAAACTTAAATGTTTCTGACGATGTAGTAGTTACTGGAGATTTGACTGTCAATGGCACGACCACGACAATCAATACAGAGACCCTTGAGTTAGCAGACAATAATATTGTACTCAATAGCAACCACACTGGAACACCTACACAGGATGCAGGCTTTACCGTGGAGAGAGGTACTAGCGATGATGCAGTCTTCCAGTGGAATGAGTCTGATGACCGATTTGAAGTTAAGGTTGGCACTGGCTACAGTGGCCTTAAGACCAGTGACTTGACAACTACTAACCTTACTGCTACTCAAGGTGACATTACAACTGTTAATGCAACAGCGGTAAACTCTACTAACGCAACAATCACAACAGGTGGTATTGCTACTGTCAATGCAACAACAGTTAATTCAACTGATGTAAACTCTACTAACTTAGATGTAGACACAGGTACAATTGATGATTTAACATCTGTAGACATTGATGCAACTACTGGTGACATTACAACAGTCAATAGTACAAATGTAAACTCTACTAACTTAGATGTAGACACAGGTACTGTTGATGACTTAACAGTTGTTACAGCAGAAGCAACAGACAAATTCATTGGTAACATTCGTGGTGCTGTTACATTTAGAGCAAAAGCAGGCGAAGACTTAACAAAAGGTCAAGCAGTTTACATTAGTGGTATTTCAGGCAACACACCAGTTGTCAGTCTAGCAAGAGCAAACAGTGAAAGTACAATGCCAGCATATGGTCTTGTATTTGCAGATGCTAGTAACAATGCTAACGTAGAAATCGTTGAGTTCGGTGACTTAAAAGGATTAGACACTGCAACAAATTCATTACAACTAGACAAACCAGTTTATGTTTCAGCAGGTGCGGCAGGCGAACTAACAGCAACTAGACCAACAGGTGCAACACACTTAGTTCAAAACATTGGACTTGTTAATCGTGTACATGCAAGTACAGGTGCGATTAAAGTAGGTGGTAGTGGCAGAACAAACGATGTTCCAAATAGTATTTCTATTCTTGGTGACATTGCCACAACAGCAAATGTTGATTCTAACTATTCTAATGTTACACTTGACTTAGCAGTTGGACGTAATGCAGTAGTTACTGGAGACTTAACAGTTAATGGTGCTACAGCAATTGACAATCTTACTGGTGTAGAAAGACTTACTGTTGAAGTTACTAACGCATCAACAACTGATGGTGACGGTATTCTACTATGGGATGGTAATACTAACTACCAATCTACACAAAACAACCAAGATGATGTAGTACACGATGGTGGTACTGCTCCAGACGGTCAAGTAGTTTACATTACAAACAGTTCAATTGAAATGTCAGATGACATTAAAACTGCTGGTGGTTCAGATGGTACAGTATTACAAGCAGGTTCGATTGCACTTGAAAAAGCAGGCGGAACAACAAGTAACATTCTACTACAACCAGGCAACTCATCAATGGATGGTACTCTTTCAGTTGGTACAGAGTTAAAGCCAATCAATACTGAAGAAGGTTCATTAGGAACAATTGGTAAAGTATGGGGAGACGCATACTTAAAAGATGTAAGAATGAACTCACTAGATGACACTAGTGGTGGTAGTATTGAACTTAAAACTCACATCATTCCAGTTTCTCATAAAACACTTGACTTGGGTTCTGACACTAAATCATTTCGTTCAGTGTATGTTGGCGATGGGTCGCTTTACATTGATGGACATAAAGTACTTGGTTCAGATGCAAGTGGTCAAATCGACATTACTACAGATGATGACCAAAACTTAAACATTTCAGCAGGTGCGGCAGGGACATCAGGTACAATCACACTAA